CGCACTCTATTATCGTTGTTTACATAGTATTGGACATTCAACTCACCAGAACTCCCAAACCATACTGCAAAGCCGCTATCATCATTTCCCGACTGTGAAAAAATAAGAGCATCATTACTTAAGTCTTTTGCATATACCCAACACTCAACCGTGAAAGGGTCTTCTCTTAAATCTAAAGCTGTTCCATCGTGTGATACATCTAATACTGAACTGGATCCATCAAAATAAGTAGACCCCTTATTCTCACCCACCGCATACTCTGACTCTTGGCCGAATGGGTTGAAGGCGGAGATTCGCGGGGTATTTTGTATAGAAAATGTTACATTATTACTGCTTTCATCAATAAATCTATTTGATCTAGCCGTTAATATTTTTGTATTTGTGATAGCAGTTAGACTTTCAATAGGTACAGCTATCGATGATTGCGTTGCGTCATATGCAGATGAACCAACGACTAATCTATAATTAGAAATATATCCTTCTAAAGTAGCCGTAGTGTAGTTATTGTATTCGAACCCAACGACCCAAGCGTTGTCTAGGTTCCAATCAAAAGTTGAAGTTGATGTCCCATATCTAGTTCCATCTACAAAAATAGAGGTCGTGCCAGAGGTACGGCAAATTACAATGTGCGCCCATCTATTTGTCATATCTGGGATTGTACTAGACGCCATTACTTGATTATATTGTGCGCCACTTGCCCTCCCTATCGTAATGGAAGTTCCTGAAATTCTACTGCCAAAACCTCCGCTGGTGTCGTTCCTGTTACCTGTCCACCCTGCGTCAGCGCCCGCAATGTAATACATCCAACATTCAATAGAAAAATCATCCGTATCTAACGCAGAAGAATAATCACTTCTTAAATGTCCGCCATTAGTGGAGCCTGTTCTGTTAGTGTAAAAGCTCCAGTTATCCAGATATGGATGAAATGCTGTCTGAACTGGAGTACCTGATGGTGTGACAGTGTGCGCGTTCGTAGAGCGGTCGATGAAGGTAGAGTTCGCCAGTCCATTCGTAGAACTCGTGCCAATGGACAGTACCGCGTCTGCCCAGAGTGGGGTTAAGAACACTAATGTAAACTCAGAGTTTGCTGTTCCGATGTTTACCCCGTCAGATGCACGGAAAGTTACCGTAATAACTCCTGCATCTGCTGTGTCAGTTGATGGAGTAATCGTAAACACGTTATCGGTATTGGTAACTGTGGCCGCGCCAGTATCGCCAGATGTTGTTGCTGACCAAGTAATGGGGATACCCTCTGGGTCAGTTCCTGTCATCGTGACGGTTGTTGGCGTCCCGTCCGTTGCGAGGGTGTATGAAGCTTCGTTACCAGAAATGCTTGGCGTTTCGTTGACTAACGCAATGTTATACCAACCGTTGCCGTTAAATAGATACAGCCTATTGTTTCCAGAAACGTAGGCTTGGTCTCCTGCCTGCACGTTTTCCGTAAGTGGAAGATCGTCAATCGTAGGATATACAGCAATCGTCGCAGCACGGGACGCAGGCTGTGTAATAAACACGTTCTTAGATCCTGCACCCCAGTTTACTGCATTGTTGGAGTTAGATGACTCATAGACCGTTGTGCGGGCTAGCGTGCTTGTGGACTCTGTCCAAGTGCCTAAGCCAGTTTCCCAGTCGGTTCCATCCTCAATCGCGTAATAAGTCGTATCTCCGTCCGAAAGAGCAGAGGTGAAGGACTGAAAGCCATCAACAGCCCCGTCGAGTACAAAGTTTCCAGTACCGGTAGAGGTTGATGTTTCTTTAACGCGATCTTTGAGAATGAGAGCCATAGCCTTCAACTTCCTATTTGATTAGTGTGTAACGTCTTGCGAACCTGCGATTATTATCATTGTAATCGGTTCCGATCATCATCACATCTATTTGGTCTGCATATTCTTTAAGTTTGATTGAGTTTGGCAACCAATCAAGACTATTTGTGAATCCTTGGTTGTTTCGAATATAGGACTTAAAAGTCCATTGATTGGTTGTCGTTGTAGAAACCGAGTAGGGGCTTGGCAAGGTATACCAAGTGCCTTCACCTTGACCAAAAAATGCAACTACGTCCTTACCTTGATTCAAATAAAAAAAGGAATAGAAATCCGCAGACCCAGACGGATTGAAGGTTTGATATGTTGAAGCCATCGATGACACAGAAAAAGATGAGTCCATTGAAAGCCGATACATATTTATATCGAAATAAGGCTTGATGTAGAAAGCGTTATCCGTTCCCTCATTGATAGTCATGCCTGACGTTATTCTTTCCTCACCAGCAGAAGCTCCGCCTTGGTATAACGTGTTTCCAGGAACTGGGATATCAACAGAAGCAACAACTGGATGAGTATCATATTGGTCGGGAACAAACTTAACAGGAAGATTGTACTCAGTGAAAGTGTGAAACCATCCGCTACCAGAATCACTACCTGTCATTGTCATTTTTACAGCATTGCCAGCCGCCGTATAAAATGATGGAGAATTGACAGGATAAGTTGATCCCTGAATCCCCCTTGGCGATTCAGCAAGGTCGAAAACCATGTCTTCCTCAAAAGAGAATTCCCTGTTCCTGAAGTTGGCCCATATGACTTTATTTTGGATTTCATTAAAGTGCACACAGCCAGTGACACCTATAGTGTGCTCAAGCTCATCTAAAAGTATGCAGTCGCGCAGACCTTCAGAAGAGTTTGATCTTCCTGCTAAAAAAGCATTTGTAACAGTCATTAGATTGAGTGACCTGTCGCAGATGCAAATATATTTGTTGCATCGTGACAAACAAAAGAGATAACCCAGTAAGAATAAGAAGCAAAATCTGGCTCCAGTCCATTTGCCCACTTAACACCAGATGGAAAGCCCAATATGGTATAGCCATCTCGGTTTATCTTTAGCAAAGAAACTCTGCCTTCGGCTAGATTCGATGCAGTAAAAGTCGTATTTTGACCTAACGTGACAGACATGAACGATTGATTCATGTCGATATCTGTTGTGACGGTATTGACGACAGGATGTAGTGCGTCATACGTTCCCGTAAACGCGCCATTGACATCAGTTGCCCCAAGGTTATTTAGGGAGGTGGCCGCATCACTAACATCAGATAAATTATTAGAGGCGACAAGTTTCTGACCAAGCTCAGTATTTAAGCCTGAAAAATTGTCATCTACTTCATCGTGCGTAAGCGCCGACCCCTTGATCGAGCGCAAAGTGACATCAGCCATATAGCCCCCAAATTAGTTCTGGAAGCGAAGCGGTGTTGTTACGCTAACAGTGAAAGTACCGTTTGTAGAAGATACATCTCCGCCAAAGTCGAGATAGGCGATCAATGTATCCGTTGCATCTGAACCCGTGTCCTTATACAAAACAGCCGCCGCGGCGGTAATTGTAGAGTTAGGGAACGATACATCAGAGAAGTCGATGTCCACGCGGTCGTTTGCATTGTCTTTAGTCACAGTCACAGTTGTGCTTTCGCCACCTGCAGTGTAACCAGTGCCAGTCACTTCGTTCGTAACGTCAGCACGGTCTTCATGCAAGTCCTTGTCTGCTGTGTATGAAGAAGTTACCAACATAATCTTGAATGAGTCAGTATCAAAATCAACACCGCCAGTTAAGGATGCGTTGAGTCCTGTGTTGTAAACCAATGAGGCCATGAGAAATCTCCTGTGAAAGTTTGCTAGCCTAGCGTGTCAATTCTAACACTTTCTGTTATCCGCACAAATATATGCAAGCGATTTGCTTAATTTCGCTAGGATTAGCGAACGTAACGGATTCTCTTGCCTTGGCGACAGTATACCCTCTAACGAGGTCGTCGTCCTGCTTCATGCCCTTGCCCGCCATATCAGATGTGACGATCAGATCACCCGCCTCGATGTCGCCGTTCTGACCGCATACGTTGATCTGACCTTCGCCGACTGCATTGATATAGGTGATTTTCATGTCTTGATCAGCAAATGAATCAACCAGATCTTTATCAAAATGACTTAAGCGATCATCTCTTTCGACTTTCGAGTGATATGTGACGGTCTGACCGCTTAATGTTTGCGTCTCAACTTCTTCAGATGGTTTGTATTTTTTAATCTGATCGGGAAGCGCTGCAAATACTCCAATCGCTCTTTTGCTTTTTTGGATTGACGCAGACTCAACAACAGTCAAGGTTTGAGAAATACCTTCCTTGTAGATGACATCTGTGTCCGCGGCAATGTCTCCGATTTCAACATTTGTTGTTGGCTCAACCAATGCCAAGTGAGATCCGGTGAATGGGCTATAAGATCCTGAAATCGTGAAATTTCCGCTTTGATCAAGAAATGCTTGATTGAATGGCGATGTATTATAGAAAACACGCCAAACGCTTGTGCTTGTTACGTCATTGATCCAACCTACACCGCTCGGTGAACTGAGTTCTATTTCAGCTCCTTCAGTTGCGTCGGCCGCACCCAACAGTACGCGACCCTGATTGACGCGCAGTGCAATCCCTCCAAAAGGCGACTGGCCAACAAGCCCGCCAGAAGTGTTTGATGTGCTGCTTGTGACGCCAATCGCTCCAAACGAATAGTTGCTAGTCGAATCGTGATCAAAAAATCCGCCGTAACTACCTTGGCTTGACGTGCTGTTTGAATAGTTTACGCCAGCAACTGCCGCTCCTTCGTTAAATCCATCCGCCCTTCCATAGATTGCAGATCCAAGACCATTCGAAGTCCACTCAGAATAAAGTCCATTTGAGTTGTTACTGGAATCAAGCGCGAAGGCAGCAGTCAAAGTTCCCCACTGAGGATCAACGAATGTTTTGCCCGCCCCAACAACCGAATCATCAAGCTCAAGGACGCCGGTATAGACAATATTTGAGCTTAATGTGCCGGTCGTGATGTTCGATGCGTTCAGATTGACGAGATCGACGTTACCGCCATCAATTGTTGTCACGTTTTGGTCAATGCCGTCCTCGATGTTCGTGAACGTGACCAATCCATCAAAGTTCTGCCAAACAAATGGCGAAGTGAAACTAATTGATTTAGTGCCACCAAAGAAGTTCTCGCTGACGCTGTAACGTGATGCCCAATAGTTTCTGCCTTCTATCGGTGTCTGTGTTGATACGCTTTCATCCCAATTTGAACTTAGTCCAGTAAATGTCCCTGTGCTGAAGTTAAAGTTTGATGCAGATGGCGTGCTAGGACTTGATGATTGTTGTATCTGATAAAACACATACCCAGTTGCGTTACGCGGCCCTGTGTCGCCATCAGAACCATCCTGACCATCCGCGCCATCTTGGCCGTCAACACCATCCTCACCCACAAACTTAACGAACGTCTGACCTGATACTGGTAGTGAAGGTTGGCTAGTCGCTTCAAAGAACGTCACGAAGTCACGACCAGTTGAGCTAAACGACTGATTCGCACCGCCAGAACTTGTGGCGTAGATCGGGAAGATGCTCTGACCGGGATCGCCTGATGTACCTGCAAACTGCACAAACGTACCGCTGACAGGTAACGATGGTTGCGTGCCAACATACTCAACGTACTGGACAAACTGGCGATTGCCTACAGTTAAGCTCTGATTGCTACCACCTGCGTCATCAGCATAGACGACGAGGACAGATGTGCCATCAGTCGGCTCAGGTAGTGTCGTTGCTACTGCGGATGAAGACTGACTTGATTCGTTACCAGTGAAGTCGATTGCCTTGACCCAAAAGTAGTAAGTCTGGTTGTCATCCAAATTGGCACGAAAAAACTGATCGGCATTAACAAAAGCGATCTCAATCGCGTTAGAAAATTGATTCGCTGTATTTTGATAAACGTAGTAACCCTTAAGGTCGTCTTCAGTATTACCCGTCCAATCAAGTAAAACTGCACCTTGCCGACCGACTGCGCTGAGTCCAGTAGGTGCGGATGGTGCGGCCGTGTCACCTGCCATCACATGTGTCGCTGTATCGAACTGACTTGCAGCACCATTTGATGAGATCGTACGGACTCTGAATGTGTAACTCTGACCAGGCACTACATCGCCAACGCCACTGATTGACGTTTCTTTGGTGTACGTTGAGTGATAGTTGGTCTCTACTGCTGTTTTCCACTGCACCTCATAAGTGGCAAAGTTTCTGGCCTCGCTGTCTGTCCAGCTTGCTGACCATGTAGTGACCGCTGTGCCATCTTCGTTAATGCTTGCAGAGCTTGTGACCGATAAGTTAGTCGGTGCAGGAACTGCAAAGTTGTTGGCGTATGGAGCTGCATTTGCAATCAGAGCTTGCTCATCAGTTGCAGTCCAATCGTATGTAGACTCGTTGATCTCACGCGCCATGATGTCCACGCCAAGGCTTCCATCGGCCTGTGGACTAATCGCTACTGAGCCAACCTCAAATACCTTGTTGGTAAATCCAAGGCGTGTGTTATTCACATAAATGTTATCGCCAACCGTGATGTTCAGTGCAGTCAGCTTGCATCGCATCTGGATGGTGACTTCTTGGCGTGACTGATTCAGCAATACCTTGGCAAGACGCTGTGCAGTCGCAGACGATGTTGTGTAAGGCAGATCAAGCTGTGTGTATCGAGTGATGCCATCAATGTTCTGATAAGTAGACGACTCCACCACGGGATACTCAGTCGGTTGATACAGGTCAGCCGGATTACTGAATACGCCCCTAACACCGTTGTAGAAGTCACGCGCTGAGTTCTTAGTGATAACAGTGATGTCACTGATGATGTCATCTTCGTCGAGTGTGACGGTAGGTGTACGGTATTCAGCACCGATCAGCTTAAACTTGCCTGCGGCGTAGACCAGCTTGCCACCCATCGACAACAGCATTTCTTCAATGACCTGCTTAGGTGACGCACTTGTATCTACAACGCCGTTGATTGTGTACCGGTCTTCTGTTCCACCTGCATCCAATGTAACTTGCTCGTTACACAGGACAATGGCTTCGTTGAACGAGTCAAAGTCAATCTCGTCGTCAGACACGCCAAGTCCGTACTCATCATCACGCAAGTAATCAAGAATACACATGGCAGCGTTGTCAGAGTGACCAGTGACGTCATTTACAGAGTCATAGACTTCTTTGCCGTCAACTAAGGCTGTGATGTTAGGTATTCCGCCAGAGAACTTGTCGGGGTTGTACTTGAGCTGAACCTTGATGTAAGCAACACCCTGAAGGCGATGGTCATTTGTCCACTCAGGAAATTTAGTAACTAACTCAGAGTCAGCCGTTTGCGAGTCAGACCCATCGAAAAATGTGATGTTGTATAACTCTTGATCTCCAGCGTCATACTGAGGTGCTGTGGTATCTTTGACATGATTTGATCCATCCCAATAATAGACGCGATCTTCGCCAAAATAGACTTCCCTTATTCGATGCACTTCGTGACCGGCCAAGGCAATGACCATATAAAGAAATCTATTCTCAGAACCTTCAGTTCCCAAGAAAACCTGCGTGCCGCCAACACGACGAGTTCCGTAGATAACTTTTCGAGATGCGATTGGATCACGACCACTGACTAATGTGCCTGCGATCTGATCCTTGGCTGATGCGCGAGCCAAAGCCTGTAAAGCCGCACCAAGAATGAACTGAGTTGCTACCTTGGTTGCAAATCCTTTAAGTCCGAGATTTACAAACGCATTTGCAATGCCACCAAAGAATCCAGCACCACCCGCAGCGAGTCCAGTAAACGCTCCGCCGGTTGCGACTGTAAGTCCGACTGTAGCCGCTGCAAAGGCAACTTGCTTGAATAGATTAGCCATCTCGACCCCAGTTAAGTTCTAAGTCCTGAATGGCTGAGACAAACTCAAAGCCTTTGTCGTTAGGAAACTCTTTCTTCTGTGTTGCATCGGTGTAGTACAGACTGCGAGCACGCTCAAATTCAATCAAACGATTCTCACATGAAATCTGCACTGTAGATGTAGATGCCGACTCTTCAATGGTCATGACATCCATGAAGCCAGAAAACAAAACAAACGGATCGGCTACTAACGTGCCCGACTCGTCAAAGAAGCCAAGATAGACCAGAGCCTTGCGGTTCTGATAATCCTCAGTCAATGCATCAGACAAGTTATCTGTGACAAGACCAGACAATGTAATCGAGAAGCCAGATGCAGTCAGTTCGTACTGCTCCTCAAACCCACTGACTGATAATGCATTACCAAGACCAACCCAAGTGCTAGACAAGGCAGTAATGTCATCAATGCCTGTCCAAAAGTAGTTTGTGCCAGAGTCAAACTGCAACTCAATAAACATCGCAGGACGAACAACCGTGTCGTTCAGTACACCCTGTACAGGTGATGCTAGACCTCTGCTCATAACGCCTCAACGCATGGGATAGTGAATCCGTAAATAGATGCATTGTTGATCGCCCACTCCACATCTGCTGTAGTCAATCGCCATGCACCTTTAGGATTGGTCAGAACAAGTGAATCGCCAGAGTTAGCAGATGCACGAACTGGTGGCTCAATCTTAACAGTAGAACCAGTGCCGACCGTAACATCTTCGACAACCTGGTGAATGCGAGCATCGTCGCCAGAACCTAGCTGAAAGTAATCACCGGCAAGCAATGTGCCGTCACCATTACATGTAAGTTCATCGTCGCCTATCGATGCGTTGGCAGATAGCGTCACAGTCGTTGCTGTGCCGTATGGGGACGTATGCAATGGGTTACCGAACAGGAATGTACCCACCTGACCTTTTAATCCTGTCAGGAACGCTTGTACGACGCGAGATTCTTGGTCAGTCAAAGGGGGCAATGTGATTTCTGCCTCCCATCGAGTCCCTTGGTGCTCAAAGATTTGTGGCTTAAGTGTAAACGGTGACTGCGTGACTGCATTTACGCGAATCAAACGCATATTCATACCCTGAACGCCAACGCTCGGAAAGTTAAGTGGATATGTTAGCGCCATTACGAACCTACCATCGCCTTACTGAATGATCCACCTCGCATTCTAGCATCAGCGACAGCAGACTGAGTTGCTTGCGTGATCTGAGGCAAGAGATTGGCAATCTCTGCGCGCACAGTCTGAGACACGCCAGTAGAGATGTTCAGGTTGACGGTAACGCCTCCACCTTGACCTTTGCTGTGATCAATCACAGTTTCGTTAGGATGGAGGATCGCAGGGAATCCACCGCGTCCATCTATTCCGCCAGAGCGTCCGCCCATCCCGGTAAACCCGCCGCCTTCAAACTTTGGTGGCGGATGCGCAACAGGGAATGCTTGCTGAGTGCTCTGATAAGGCACAGTGCCGGTCGAACCTAAGCCACCAAAAGCACCGGCAATGCCTCCAGATATACTGCTAAGTATTCCGCCAGATGCTCCGCTGAGAGTAGCCGTAAATGCATTCCGAATATTCATACGAACAATATCTTCTAGGATAGACATTGCCATGTCTCGGAATGCTTCTTTTGCGGTCTTTGCCTGCGTACTAATGTCTACAAGAGCATCTTCAAGCGATCTGACGCCACTAAACTCAACTTCCTGCATTGTGATCTTGGAGAGCTTAAACTTGTCGCTCAAATCCTTGATCTCTTTGCCAGCAGGGAATAATTCTTTTGTGAGGTCTTCAATGGCTTTCTGGTACGCCTTTAGCTCAGTGTCATCAAACGCATTATCCTGACCCTTGAGTACGCGCTCGATCTCTTTTTGTCTGCGTATAAACTGAGACTCGGCGCTTTCTGCGGCCATAAGAAGCTCCATCCTAGTGTTGGCTTCTCGATTGGCTTTTCTCTGTGCTAATTCCAAGTCCTTTACTTTTTCTGTAGCATCAGCTATTTCGTCTTTAAAATTCTTGGTTGCTTGTTGGGCTACTAGAAAGGCTACTTTTGCCTCTAACAGTTGGCGCTCTAACTTTTCTATGTTGGATTTCGCGTTCCCAACTATATCGCCCAACTCCGCATATGGGTCTATTTGAGACTGAGTAACCGCGCTAGATAACGCAGCCTTAGCGTCAGCGAGCTTAGACTCAAGATTACCAAGCGACTGACGCGCTTGCTCTGTATTTGACTCAAGAAGCTCAAGATTGGCGGCGAGCAACTCGGCAGGCATGTCTTTTACACTAAGACCTACGCCCTCTACCTCTTTCCTAAGGTCAGCAAATCCTTTTTTTGCGTTAAAAAGAGCTGGTACTAATTGAGATCCTATAACGGCAGCAACGGCTATAAAGCTACCAATCACTGCACCCTTAGCCCCAAAGATTGAGGCCACCTGAGATCCCTGCTGACCTAATATCATCAATGGGTTCATGCCCATTTGGAACTGAACTGCAACGTCCTGAATCTGATGACCTAGCTGACCAAAGTGAGCGCGACCCTGACGAGTGGCAGTCCGCATATTGTTGCTAGTACGCTGGATCTGACCATCTAGCTTTTTGGTGTTGCGAATAGCAGAGGCAATGGCAGTGCCGGTCTTATCGTCCGCGTGGATGATTATTTTCTGAGTTGCCGCCGCCATTGTTTTCCGCCTCAATCCTAAAGAATGCAACCCATTCTAACAGCTCAGTGTATGGGATGCGTTCTAGTTCCTGCACTGTCTTACCAAGGTGACCCGCTAGCCGAAACAAACTCAGTCTAAGCGGGTCGTTCCTTAGTTTTTTTCGTGGTCCTCCGCCAATGCAGAGCCGACAAGCACAGAATAAAACTTCATCACAATCGAGACGTTCTGACGCAGAAGATATGGCTTATGCTCAAGCGTAAACGCTTTCTCGCCATCTTTGGTCATTGCCTTGAGCATGATCAGCTCAACAGCAGCTTCGATTGAATTGTTGCTCAGGAAGTCAGGAAACTTCTTTTGCAGTTTCGATAACTCCTGAACATTCAAGGGGGACACGTAGAATGTTTCCCCCCAGGCAGGAACCTCAATCTCGATAGTGTTATCAGAGATAGCTTCCTTCAGTTTATCTAAGAGACTCATACGTCACCTTATACAGTTGTTTCGGTCAGATCGCCTGTACCTTGAACTGAGAAGTTTGCAGTAATCATCTCGCCAACGGAAGTAGATACCGTGCGGCCAGTGATGATTCCTGATCCTGTGTAGTACGTGTCACCAGAATCTTCGCCCTCTGGGTAGATTGAGAAAGTAACCTCAGTGCCTACAACCAGTGCGCCTTGACCTGTGCTGTCAGTCTCGTCCCACTGCGCATCCAAAGATGCTGTGAACGACTTGAGCGTTGGCTTGTAAGTACGTGCAACATCGCCAATCACAGTGTCTTCTACTGTGTCTGACATGTACTCGATTGAATATCCAGTGACTTCAGCAACGGCATTTGCGCCTACCTTAATCACCCCGTTTGCAGCGGTATGTGTAGCCATTGTAAAGCCTCCTTAAATGGCGGTTTCGGGTTGCCCCGTCTCTGTACGATATTGTACCGTGAAAGTCAAATTAACTGTAGCGACAGGCTGTTCAGCCTCGCCGGAATACATTGCCGTCACAGACGACAATTCAGTGTTGATCGCCAGTCCGCCAAGCTTAGGGTCGTCAAGAACCTGCGCCTCTACCTCAGTGCAGATCGTGTCGATCACATCATCAAATGTCGAGATAGCTCGCACGTAACCCTCAACAATGACTTCAAGGCTTCGAGCTTGAACGCGCTTCTTGCTGAATGAGGACTCTTCCAAGCTTTCAGATTGCGTGTAAATCAATAAAGCTGGGAGCTTGGCATTGGTGAGCGGGTATACGCGACTCGCGTACACGCTGGATCCGGTTGTCGTCAATCCTGTGAGCTGAGACTCGAAGTATTCACGTATCTGCTGACGAACGTGGCTCATTGCGCCTCCAACATGATCATCGTAAAGCCAGTACCGTCAGGCTGTACGTCAGTCACGACATAGCTGTCGCCGTCAACAGTCAGTGTCGATCCCTGACCAACACTTGTCACATCCTCTGTGCGCACTTCTGCGTAACATTCCTGAATCGAGAATGGCACTTCCCCGCCAGCGTTTGTATTTGCGTGTGGACGATCAAAGATGCCCTTGATGATCTTCGTGCCTAAATCAATGTCCTCTCCAAAGTCATTCAGGAAGATCAATCGATCCTGGCTCGTCTCCACTGTCATTGTCTGGCTCCGCTAAATCAAGAGTCGCTAGATTCTTCTCCAGAAGAGGCTTGAGTGTCTCCTCCTGAAGATTGACTAGCTGCCCTTGGCTTCCGTGATT